ATCTTTTTCCGAAACAATACCCAAAATTGAACTCAAACAGTAACGACGAAAGTAGGTTGTTCCACTTCCGAAACTTTGGTATAAATTCATTTGTTTTAATTCAATTTGTGGAATTAAAGTGCTACTTTCTAAACTTTCACCGCTTTCAATGTGAAATAAAATAGTCGCTAAATAGTTTTCGCCATCCTTTGAATTAAGTAATTGTGTAAACCCTAAACCGTGCTTTTTTAGAAGTGGGTTAATTACTTCAAAAATTTTCGGTAAGTCTGCGTAAGTGTAACCGTAACCTTGTGTTGCTTTGTGAATAACAGGTACTTCTTGTTGGAACGCTGCTAAACTTTTAAATAAATGTTTCATAGTTTTTGTTTTAAATTATTAATTATTTGTATTGTTTTATTCTGTTTAAAAAATCTTGGTAATTTTCAGCAATATCAAAACTTGCATCTTCTAAATAAATTTTAGTCCAAGTCCCCATATCTTTAAAACTTTTTAATCTTTCAATTCTAAAAGAAAATTTTAAACCGTGCTTAATAGTTACTTCCATAAAATACATATTAATCATTTTTAATTAATTAAATGGATTAAACCGTAAGTGTTTTTACAAAGTCTTGCTTTTGCTTTTTGACTTCGTTCCGTTCTTTGTTCAATTAGTTCATTAATTAATTTGTTTTCTTCAATAATTGATTGTTTAATTGCTTCGATTGCGTCAACGCCTAAAATCATTAAGTTAATTGCTCTTTCTTCGATTGATTTTGTTAAGTTTTTCATAGTTGTTGTTTTTAATTATATACAAATATAAGAATAGTTATTTAATAAACAACTATTTTTTTAATTTATTTTTATAAATTTCTATTAATTCTTTTAGTTCGTCTTTTGTCCATTTTTTAACATCGTGTGCTTTCGCCTGAAGCTCCATTAACCTTTGCGCTCCTATTCGTTTTTCTATGCCTATTTGATAGTTAAGTAAGTTACCGCTTAAATAAGTGTTACAAGCTTCACATTGCAAGTGTACGTTGTCTTCGTTAAACCTTACGTTACTGTGTCCACCTTGTGAATAATAGTGACCTGCGTTTTCTTTTTTACAAGGTTTGTTGCAGGATATACAATTTAATCCAGCGTCACGAACACGAATAAATTTATTAAACACCTGTTGAGCAATTTTTAAATAATCGTTTGCAGTTTTTAAGTCTTCAACTAATTTCTTTTTTTTCTTGTTCCATTCCTTTAACTTTTGTGTTTCAACCATTGCTTTTATACATTCGTTTTTTAAACAAAACTTTTGTAGTGTGCTGAACGGTGTAAATTCTTCTTTGCAGTTAAAACATTTTTTAGTCGTTTTCATAATCAAAAATTGATGTTTGGTTAGTATTTGATTTTTTAATTATTCCTAATGCAGTTTCAAGAATTGTTTTACCTGCTTCATAGTCAACTAAATTACGAGCCATTTTTAACATTGATTGTTCGCCTTTATATTTAGTAAAATCGTATTTGTGAAATTCACATAATCCTTTTAATTCTTGTTTAGCAGATGAAATAGCAAATCTTCTATCTTTTAAATCGTTTGGTAATTTAAAGTTTGTCCAATATAAATGGCGCCCTCGTTTTTGTGCTGTAATTAATGGCTCATAGTATGGTATTACATTCTCAACTACATATTTTCCTTTAAAATGATGTTGTAAAAATAATATTTCTTGGTAAAGTGCCATATTTGGATATTCTGGTAATGTTTGTCCGTGCGCCCAAAACCTTGCTCTTGAATGACTTGGACAAGGTGGAGAACTCCAAATAAAATCGAATTCTTTAAAATGGTCTAATAAATATTGGTGTGCGTCTGCTACAATTACTGTGTCGTTTGGAAATCTTTCTTTATAAAGTCGTGCAGCTTCAGGGTCAAGTTCTATTGCGGTTACTTCAATATTTGCTACTTCATCCCATTTGTAACGGTTACCGCCTAAACAAGCATATAAATTTAATACTTTCATAAGTCTATATTGTTTAACTCTATTTGTCTTTTAAAATTTTGTATTTCCTGCATCTGCTCTAAATTTATACGCTGAAGGTCAAAGTTAATTTGTCTTGTCGCTCTAAATTCTTTTTCTAACGTTTGGTAAACTAACATTGCTTTTTTTATTTCGTGTAAACTTTGTTCCATTGAAGTTATTAAATCTGTTCGGTTTGGGTGTTTCGTTTTTATGTCTTCAATGCTTACTTCAAGTTTTAAACAAGTGTGGTTTAAGTTTATTCTGCTACTTAATAATTCAAGTTCCATTTTTTTAGTTTTTATATTGTTTGTTTACAAGCAAAAGTTTTTTCATATACATTTGGCGCTGGATTTGATTGTTCAAAGTAACACAATTTTTCTTTATCAAACCAAATTTCAATCATTCCAATATTTCCGTTTGAACGTGGTTTAATTTTATTAAAGTGTAATTCAGCTAAATTAAAAGTTGGGTCTTGCCTGTGTACTGTTATCATACATTTACCACTATTGAACCATTCGCTGCCACCTTTTAAATCGTAAGGAACAGGAGCGTTTCTTTTTCCGTTTTCTTTTTCAGTTAGTTTAGGGTGTATAATCGTGTGCAAATGTAAATCGTTGTCTTCTGCAATTTGGTTTCTATACGGCAAAACATATTCTAAATATTGTGCATAGCCACCGTAATCGTTATAAGGGTGGTTTAAATCCTTCCAACTATCAATTGAAGCTGTATGAAGTTCATCGTGTTTTTTTAGTTCAACAGCCATATCCCAAAATTGAATTGGCGTTAGTTTTGCCTTAACGTCTTTTTTAGTTAATACCTTAAAATGTTCTAAAACCCAATCAATAGCTTGTGTTATTTCTTTGTCTTCAATCGTGTTTCTATCTAATGGGTTGAAACTCTTGCCTGTTTTCTTATGTATTAAATCAGCAATTATTTCTACATTAGAACCAACATCCGGAAAGTAAACTAAATGCTTCCAACCATAAAATTTAGAAGTATTCATTAAACATTCCATTAATACTTGCGTTTTACCGCTCATAGGAAAACCTGTCCAATCCGTACAATTTCCTAAACTCATAGAATAATGTTCGTGCAAACTTTTAAACCCTAAATATTTGCCTTTATTATTGTAATTGTCTCTATACTTAAATAGTTGAGTAATTACGTCTCCGGCTTCTGTAATTTTATATCCATTTAACTCCACGGTGCTTTCCATTTTTTAGGTTCGTTAACTTCTTGTATTGTTTGTATGTTGTCCCAAAACAACCCTTGCCAACCTTGTTCGATTGATTTGTTTATTACAAACTTACATTGTTCATTTGTATATTTTTCCATTTTAACTAAAATAGATTTTATGCTTTGTTGTGTTAAAGTCTTTTTTGCCGACTTCCTGTATTCAATCCAAGTATCTAAAATCACTTCTTTTTCATTCTTTTCTTTCTTTTCATTCTTGTTTGTTGTTGATTGTTTGTTAGTCGTTTGTTGATTGTTTGTTATTGGTTTGTTAGTGTCTTCATTTTCATCTTGGTAACATTCGTATTTACAAATAGTTACGATAGTAAATTGGCTTGTTGATTTTACTACAATTTCATTCGTTTTTTCTAACTTTTTTAAAATGGTTCTAATTTGCTGAATAGTAATTCCTGTAGCACTGGAAATATTACCTAAAGACGAAATAAATTGCCCACGTTTTACATCGTTACCTTGCCATTTATTGTCCTTGTGATTAGCTTTAATAACCATATACAAAAACAAGTGTACAGCTTCAGACTTATTAAACCATTCCCAATCTAAAAACTTTCTGTGTATTTTAATCCATCCGCTCATAACTCAATATTTTTTAATGCGTTTTGATATGCTAAATGTGCTTGATATTCATCAATAAATAAACCTAAATATTTTTGTGTATAATTTATTCTAATCTTTGCTCTCCATTTTTTATTTTGTTTATCCCAATGAACACCTATGTATTGACTTGAATATTTACCTTGTGTTTTATAAACATTAAATCTTTGTGTTACTATTTGTAAGTTTTCAACTTTATTGTCCGTTTTAATGTTATTTATATGGTCAATCACAAGGTTATGTCCGCAGGGTTTATGTCCTAAAAATGCTATTGCTACAATACTATGAATTGGTACAGGTAAATTTTTACCTTTTAAACATAAACTTACAATATTATACCCATAGCAATTAGTTGGTTGCTTTAAAATTCTTTCTTTATTAAATTTTAAAGATTTTATTCTACCTAAATTACTTACTTTATAATTTCCTTCGTAACCTACAACATCCTTCCAAATTTCTTCCATAATCTTAATTTTTTTAAAATAAAATACCCTTGCTCAATCCGTTGGGTCTAACTTCAACTTCATAAACAAGGGTAATAATTCCTTTTGTACTTATAATGTTAGACCGTACAATTGCAAATTTAATAATTAATTCTAAATAAACACGAATTAATAAAATTTATTTCTTATTCTTAACTGAATTTTACGTAAGTCTTTTAAGTTCTTTGCTTCTTTTATTTCTTTTCTTAAGTCAAGTTCTGGACGTTCTAAACTCAAAAGCAATTTGTAATATTCTATATCGTGTAAAAATAACTTGTCGTTTACATCGCTTAAATCTTGGTAAGTTTTTAAACCGTGTAATATTGTTGCGTGGTTCATATTGAACAGGCTTCCAATTCCTTTAAGTGTGTGTCCGTCTTCTCGCAGCTTCCTAAACAAATAAATTCTTCGGTGTACTATTTCACGTTTTCGGTTTTTCTTTGCAAGTCCGTCTTGTTCTATTATTTCTTTTATTAGTTCTATCATTTTTCTATTTGTTTAATTTCAATTATAATATCATCATTTTTTTGTATTAAATTTTTAACGTGTTGAAAGTCGTATGCTTCAACTATTCGTGTTTCTAACTTAACAGGTGCGCCAACATACGCCCAAGTTTTAAATGTTGCTTTGTATCGTTTCATTTCTTTAAATTTTATTTGTTCGTTTTTTTTAATTCTGCATATTTCTAAATAAAGGTGTAAGTCAAATGAACCCCGCCATTGTCTTTGCCACCAATCTAACTGGTCGTATATAGTCCCTGCTTTCATAAATAAATTTTATTATAAGTTAATTCTCCGTTTTTTTTTCTCCAAGGATATTCAATATAAACAACTTTTTTTTCTTTTATGCTGTAAATTGCAAAATCAATAGGGTCTAATGTAAATTTTATAGGTTCATTAAAATCTATATAATTAAATGGAATTTTAATAAAATCACCCCAATGTTCTTTTTCTATTTTTATGGCGCTTTCAATATGTTTTTTAAAATATTCAACTATTTTATTTTCTATTTCTTGTTGTGCTTTCATAACTCGTGGTAAAAATTATAATTACTTTCATCGTTACTTGCTTTCCATTCCCAAAAATTATAATGCTGAAGGTCGCTGTTTATTGCTTCCTGCATTTCTAAACGTAAATCTTCTAAAATACGAACCCCAAGAACGTGCGGTTGTAAATTATCGTCTGTTTCTGTTAACCACTTTTCGCTAACTTCAACATCTAATTCTATAAATGCATATTCACTAACTTCATCGTAATCGTTAAATTCCCAAGTTCCTGCTATTGAATAAGTCCAACCTAAAAATTCATAGGTTAATTCCCAACCTTTGTTCCAAAATTCTAAATTTCTATTTTCCATCTTACAACGCTTTTAAATACATTAAACAATAGAACATACCACCGAACACAATAAAAGCCGTTAGAGTGCTTAAAAAGTGCCTTAAAAACGATTTGTGTTCTTCGGTTGTTGGTGTAAAGTAATCAATTAAATTTTTCATTGCTTTTATTCATTTGGTTAAATAAATTTTCTACTTCTTGCAATTGTTCATCGTCTAAAAATGTACATAAGTTTTGAATAATTAAATGCAGTTGATTTGCACTGTATTTGTTTTCCTGTTGTTGTACTTCTAAAAATTCAATTACTTTAATAAATTCAGTTTTCATTTTGTTAGTTTTAAATAAGCGTTAACCAAGTCGCTCCCCTTGTTTTTTTTATTAAGATTTTTTGCTTTTGTTTATATTTCTATTCAACATTACTTTAGCAAAATGTAAATTTGTATTAATAAATTCTGTTCCGTTTAAATAAAAAATGTAAAAGCCATTTTCTAAAACTGAAATTTCAATGCCCTTGTAAATAATGTTTGCTTGTTGATTTGTTGTTGCTTTCATTTTGTTAGTTTAAAATTGTTTCGTTAATAATTATATGCAAATATAAATACTATTTTAATAACTGCAATACTTTTTAACAATTATTTTTAATTTATTTTTAAAATCCTTGTGTTTATTGGGTTTGCTGAATAGAAAAAAGTGTAATTTATATTCATTCTAAATAAGAACAAGGGCAAATTCTACCCTTAAACACATAACGAGAGTAATTTTTACTTAATAATGTATTATTATACAGGTAAAACCCTTAAAATCTTTGCTATTATTAAGGTTATAACCATAAAAAGTCCAATTTATTTCGTAAAAAACGGGACAATTAATCGGAATTAAACCGTTTATTGTCACAAAAAAAAACAGCTGCGTGCTGGGGAGCTTACAACTGTTTTCTTTTTTTCAACTATGAATGACAAATATACTATAAATTATTTAATCAAACTAAAAAATATGCGTTAATCTTGCAATTTGCCCAAATTCTTTGTGATGTATGTAACCTTCAACCGCTTTTGGAACGCCTGTATATCCGTTTTTATGATGCCAACTATCAGAACCTGAAGGACTGCGTAAAGTTTCAAATGTTACTCCTATAAAATCTTTGCTTGTTTTATGGTGAATATGGTGCGAATAAATATACCGGTGTTTAGTTTTGCTCCATAAAATAGGAAATTCAGTTGCTAACAATAACGGTAAGTGTTCGATTTTCGCTCCGTCTCCGTGTGTCGTTCCTATTAAATTACTTCCGTACCTAAACGCTTTTCGGTGCTTTAAATCTACGTTAAAACGAATACTTGAATTGCTAAAGTGTGCTTCTATTAACTGCATCAAAAAAAAGCCGTGTGTTAAATCGTGATTGCTTGGATTGTAAACAACTTCGACGTCTGCAAAACTTAATAACTTTTCTAACAAATCAATGTACAGGTTCTTCGCCATTATAAAATTGTCGTACCACATTCCGTCTGTGTCTTGTGGTGTTCCACCTGTTGTAGTTCGTTTGGTGTTGTCGGTGTGTAAAATGTCGTTTCCTGCAACAAATAAAACCTTATCAATATAAAACCCTTTAGCTTTGTTTAAAATGCCTTGTAGTCCGTCTTTTGCACGTTTAACGGCTATCTGTGAATTATATTCTTCGCCTGTTTCAAATGCTGTTGCTAATTTTCCGATATGTAAGTCCGCAATATCAATTACAAGTAAATGTCCGTCTGTATCAATATCATATTTTATTGCTGTATCAGTATATTTTGGTGCGTATTTTTTTACTTCTTTTATACATTCGTCTTTTATTCTTTGTATCTCGTTTAGTTCTTCAACCTTAAAGTTTGGGTTCTTAAAGAACAAAGAAGCTTGTTTTGTTTTTAGCCAACCGTGTTTAACGTCTTTGTCGTCAACTCCAGCTTCGTCTGTTGCTTCTTTGATGCCACGATACTGCATTAAAACTTCAATCTCATCTTGTTTAAGACGAAACCTTGCGCTGTTATTTTTCATAAAAAATTTAGATTAATGATTTTTTTGCGTACTTCCATAAGTACGAAAGTAGTAAACCTATTCCAACACCTACAAAAAGTAAGTTTAAGTTTCCTTTAGGTTGGTTTTTTTTGCCTTCAGCTCGTGCTTGTGCTTTTTCAACTACCTTGTCTTTGTAAATAGTTTTTACTTTTATTTTGTATTCACGTTTTAATTCTATTCGTGTTTTTGGAACGTAAACATTTTTGTATTGTATAACCGTATCTTTTGTGCTTATAAACTTTTCCCAAACTATCGTGTCGTTTACAATTACCGGAATACTATCCAAAGTTGTAATACGAATTGTATCGCCTGTTTCATCGCATTTAAAACCCTTCTTTATTGCTTTGTTTAAGTGATATTGAGCCGAACACGAATAAAGTAAAATGCTAATAATTAGAATAAATAGTTTTCCCATTTTTTTTGGTTGCTTTTAATACTTGTTTTCTATTTTTAGAACTATAACTAACGTGAACCCACGAAGGATTTTCATCGTTTCCAAACTCCCAAATAAGTTGGTCGAAGTCTAACTTGTCTTTAATAAAATTAAACCCTTTAGAACCGATTTGCAAGTCCATTGCTTCACCTTTTGTATGTTGTGAAGTCTTTGCGCCACCTATCATTTTATTGACCTGTAAACTACGAAAACCCGAACTAATTTCTATCGGTATGTTTAGGTAAGTTCTTAACGGTTCAAACACGTTTTCACACAAAAGTTTTGCGGACGCAATTTGCGACTCGTTCATTTGGTTGTTAAGGTTTCGTAAAGTTGCTATTCCTGAAGCTTGAAACTCTTTTAATGTAACGTGTGCGCTTAAATTCATTTTAACTTATTAATGTTGTCTTTAACTTCTTTTGCTCTTGCAAACAATAACTTTGCGCTTTGCCAAATGTCTATTCCTTTAACAACTTTATAATTTTCGTTTATACTCATAACTTCAATTGAAGCAAGTACCAACGCTAAAACTTTTGTAAGCATTAAAGGAACGGAAAAGAAAGTTAAAATTATGTCGTTTAAAATATAAAAGTCTATAAGATAAAAAAGTATAACCGTCAACTCGTATAAAAGTAATTTAGAAACTATTGCCGAAAGTTTGCGTGATGTTATTTCTTGTTTTTGGTGTTTAGCTTTCCAAATTCCTGTTGCTGTGTCCGACAATATCAACGCAAATAAAAGTCCAAGTATTCCGCTAATAGGTAAAAAAAACGAAAAGCAAATAGTCAATAGTTTCAATGCGGAATTTTTAATTGTGTAAAGTAATAAGTAAAATTGTAGTCTCATAATCCTAAATCTTCAAGTGCTTCGGTTAAACTGAAAGTTAAGTAAAAAAACAAAGTAACTCCAGCCAAATTAATGTAGGGTTCTGTGCCTTGACAAATCAAAGAAAACGAAGTTAAAAAACCCGCTATAAAA